AACGCTACTCTTCAACTACAAAACCTAAACAATCAACAGCAAACTGCTCTTGCAAATGCAGCTACGATTGCTACAATGGATAGGCAGAATCTAGATAATCGTATGAAAGCTGCACAGCAAAATGCTCAGTCTTTCTTAAATATGAATCTTAAAAATACTACAAATGAACAGCAAGCTGCGGTATTGACATATCAATCAAGAGTACAATCTTTATTTACAGACCAAGCTGCTGCAAATGCTGCACAGCAGTTTAATGCTACCTCTCAAAATCAAGTAAATCAGTTCTACGATCAGCTAGGTGCTACAGTCGAACAGGCTAATGCAGCAAGAGATTTATCAATACAAAAATTCAATAGTGAAGAGACTACTTCTGTAGAGGAGTTTAATACTAATTTGGATAATATACGTGAACAATTTAATGTTGCTATGCGTAGTCAGATTGACCAATCAAATACAACTTGGCGTAGGCAGATTAACACGGCAAACACTGCTAATGAAAATGCCGCAAATAAAACAAATGCTGCTATCATGCTTGGCCTGACGCAACAAGCTCAAAATCAACTTTGGCAGAAATATCGCGATGAAGCTCATCAGTTGTATACTTCTTTAGAAAATGAGACGCAACGAAATCATCAGATAGTTTTAAGTGCTATGGA